TCCATCTCTTTGTGCTACTCCAGAACAATTTGAACAATTTTGCGAACTAAGGACAGAACTTTTGGAGGGTAGAGCGACCCAAGCTCAAATCAAGGAGCTATGCGATAGTACGCCCCTCCTTGACGATCTGGAAGATTTAGGAGATATTCTTCAAAAAGGTATTCCAAATTATATTGCCGATAATATGCCTCCACTTATATCTGATCCGGGATGTGACAATGGATTAATGCCGTTTGAATCCGATGAACAAAAAGCAGTTGTATCTGCTGTTTTGGGCGGTGATCTAGAACAGCTTAAGGTTGCTTTCTCCTACGATATGTTAGGCAATGGCCCTGGCCAAAAACGTTGGGGCCTTGTTAATATGATTCTTTCTGATACGATGGGAATGCCATACACGGCACACCAACGAAGAGTATTTAACAGAAGAAGGTGGGTTGATTTTTATATTGATGAAACAGACGACGACGAAGATTATAATGTTCCGCCGGTTAAAAGACAAAAAGGAGCATATCCATCAGAAGTCGCGGAACATTTGGCAATCGAGTTAGCAGCGCTGGATACAACATTTGCTTCTAACAACGAGATTCAAGAAGATGTTGTTTTCTCAAAATCATTCGAGGATCTGAATATTGATCGTTTTGGTAAAAATGTAGATCTATTATCATTGCCTGATTTTGGATATAATTACGAAACAACAGTAGATTATGAAGATGAGTACGTTAACTTTACTGAAAAAGCAAGAAAAGCTACCGCTGATGTAACACTTTCTTTTAGAGATAATGCCAAAGGAGATGGAGAAGCACAAGATGAAAGTAACCCATTTTCTTTTGGATTTGATATGGAGTTTTTTCTCTCTGATTTGATAGAAGATAGCGATGGTAATGCGACAAATTATGCTTCATCGATTCCTGGCCCCGCACCAGCACCGAGCCCCGCGAGGGCACCATCACCGGAACCTGGCGTTCCTGGGCCATCTTATTTATCACAAACAACGACTGAGGCAGATATTAAAATCCCTAGTGACAACGCAAGAATCAAAATTACAAACGTTCTTAATCCGGTGGTAGATCTTAATTTCGGCTGGCGAGAAAATCTGACACAGACCCAGAAAGACAACGCCGACACCGCTGACGCAGATCGCGATTCAGCAGATGATCATTCTTTGTTGTACGATAGAAAGTTCGAGTTTTTATCAGTTGATGATACATTGGATGGTATTGATTTTTCGGATTATCCAGACTTTATGTCAACATTTAGTTCAAAATCTACTTATATGCCACAAATTGTACTCTTAACAGAAATTTTAAATAACAATGGCGCTAGCGTGGTCAATGGTAATGTCAAAGATTTTCATGATGAATTTATGTCTAGCGTTTTGGCAACGATGGCTGCTGATGTTGCTGCTAACACCGCCGCCTTTACATACGGCGCCGTATTCGATAGCTTGAGTAAAGATGATGTTGAGTATGTAGTGGATTCTGGACAGACAGATAGCTCCGCAGGCACCAGTTATTTTGAAGCAGAGATTGATGGTGAAAACATTACTAATGATGATATGATTTTAGGGGTTAGTAGCATGCAGGTTACCGATCCAGATAATAATAGAGTCTTTTATTTAGATCCGTCACAATATGGAGGTACTTATATGAACCCTCCAGTTTATATCGCTCCATTGGAAAACGAAGGTTGGTTAGGATTTGTTGATGTAATGTTTCCAGAGCTAAGCCCTTGTAAGCCTCAAAGAACCGATTTGATTGATTTTGAAGATATTCAAGAAAGAATAGATGAAGTATATCCGTCGTTACCAGAAGATGAAAGATTGAAGTCCGATCCAGATTGTATTGTAGAGCGGCCATACGAGCGAATCCTAGAAAGGCCATCCGTAGCAGCTATTGAAGGACTCATAACAGCTGCTATTCGAATATATGTAAGTGTACATTTCTGCAAGGCGATGGCAACATTCACAAAATTTTATCCCAAATTTACTGAAACATATAGTTCACTTTTTGCTCAATATATTATTGAGGATATGGAAAAGAGCTTAAAAGATGCCCAGAAGGGTTTTTGGGAATTCTTCAATCCTTTTAAAGATAGTGAATTTTGGTATGCATTTTTAGAACAGTCAGTTCAAATGTATGCTAGAAGAATTGACAATGAAGGAATCACTCCTCCAATAAGCGTTTACAACGCATTGGTATATTTGAGCGAAACGGCAAAAGAATATGATTACCCTTATCGTGAGGATTTAAAAGAAGCGAAAGATTTGGGCGAAGTAAGCAGGCTAAAAACCCTAAAGAATTATCGTTCTAATCAAAATTTAGAATTTGTTCAGAAAACTGAAGAATATGCAAAATTAATTCTTAAAGAACTTGTCAACGAACAGTTAAATTATATGGGTGAGAAATTTATGGAAAATTTGGAAATTGTTGGAATGGAGCCTGATATATATGATTTGGATTATTATGTTCTGTCTGAAGCTTTTACACAAGGCAGTACCATAAGCATTACAGGAAGCTCAAGTATAAAAGAAGAAGTTGTTTCATTACCAACATCCGGCTCCGAATTGTATACTTATGGTAGTGAATTTTCAAATACAGAAACGGGCGAAATGTATACCGGATATTATCACGTATACACAGATGACGCCGGCGATATCTATTATATGGCGGGGGAAGAACATACAGAAGAAGATCATGACACTCTACGACCATTGGCAGATCAAGTAACAGTTCCGATTGGAGAAGTACAGGATTATGGCACAGGTGCCACATCTAGTACCACACAGCCATTTTTAATTGAAAAATATATAAGCATTAATGGTACCAAATATTCTTCGGATGATGCAATAGATGAAATCAAAGGAGAAGATCCCGAATCCTTAGTATCCGAAACTTATCCTGGTACTTTAGAAAAAGTTACTGATGCAGCTGGAAAAGTCGTCGGCTTAACTGGCGAATTAGGAGTGCGATATGGTTTGGAGTTTTCAGTAGTAATGGACGGCACTGCTTATCCCGTTACCACTGTAGAAGTTGATGCGCTGGATACAGTTCTTTATTCGGTACCGCCATTTGAAGACAATAGCAAACTACTGTTGTGTTTAATTAATATGCTTAAAGAAGACGAAGCTTATAGACTCGTAGCACAATATATCTTCCCAATGAAGAAAATGACAGCACTGCTGGCCATATATAACAGTGAAGGATTTTTGCCGTCAATTGGTCAACAGACTACGGAAGTGGGGCTAACATATGGGCCCGCCGCCGATACTCTTGCAACTAAACCAGGAATGTCTGTCTCAGTCAATGAAGAAACAGGGGTAGCAGAATCTTCACCAACCGTTACCAACGGTGCGACCTGGGCTAATATTAAAGATCGCTCCGGAAAAATGACTCCTTTTGTAACAACTTTTGATGAATGGGATCAGGAACTATTAAGGAGTTCAAAGAGCAGATTGAAAAAGCTTTTTAGGTCACATTATAATTCAAGAGATTTTGATCCTGCTGAACTTTCTTCTGATAAGGCTAGCAAAGTTGTTTTAAATAGTTTGCGCGAATCTTTTAAATTCCCCGCCGGCATGCAATTGCTTCCATGGTGGAAACGTAGAATGATGCGCACAAATCCTTTTGATTCTAAAGGTAGCCTTTGTGAAAAAGAAGATTGATCCTAATTATAGAGAGGTAAGAAAAAAATGGCTTCTTATGCTGTAGCACTTCCGTTGGTATTAGACTCCCGTGATGGATACGCAATGTTGAAGAGTCTTCGAAAAGTAATTAAGCAAAATTTGAAAATGCTTATTTTGACAAATCCCGGAGAACGCATAATGGAGCCGGATTTTGGCGTTGGATTGAAGAGATATCTATTTGAAAATTATGGCACAGGTGTTGAAGCACAGATAGATACAAAGATTAGAGAGCAAACTGCCATATATCTCCCAGCAGTAAAAATAATACAAGTTTATTTTGGCACTACCGATCCAGATAGTAATTTTTTAGGAATTTCGATAAATTATACCATCCCAGATATAGGCGCCAAAGAATTATTAGAGTTTACTATTTAAAATAAGGATTTTTATAATGGCAGATGATCAAAAGAAAATAGTTCCGATTGATTATACTCATAGAGAATATCAAAGTATTCGTCGCGACTTAATGGGGATCGCAGAAAGGTTTTATTCAGATACTTTTCAGGATTTTAGTGAGGCTTCTTTCGGCTCCCTAATGTTGGATGCTGTCGCCTATGTAGGCGATCAGCTTTCGTTTTATCTAGACTATAATGTTAATGAATCT